GTGCCGATCACAACCCCGAAAAACGGCGATTTTTTTGTAAAAAAGTCTGCTTTGTGTTAACCTCAATAACAACAAACTTTATTTTTATTTGTCAACAATTTATTTTAATATTTTAAGGGCCTAAAATGTTAATTTTTCTTATTTATATTTATGCGTGTTACTTATTTTGTGCGTTTTTAATCGGTTATCATTGGAAACAATTAAAAAACGACGAGCAAGTTATAAAGCAAGGCGCTTTTATTTCTTTCGTTATCGCGCCGCTATTTTTGCCTATACTGGCAATTATTAAAATTTATCAGAAGTTCAGAAAATGAGCGCCGACCGTGTAAACCTGCGAACGCTTGCCGGTTTTTTAGATATCACTGAACAGCGGGTATTACAGTTAACACAAAAGGGCGTTTTTATTCGCGGCGACGATAAATTAATCGATTTGCGCGACGGCATACAAAAATATATAGCTTATAAAACCGACGCCGGAAAAGTTGCGATCCAGGACGAAGAAAGCGGGCTATCTTTTCCAACTTTCGCCGAGCGTGATAATTATTATAAATCTGAAGATCGACGTATATCGTTAAAGCAAAAAGTAGGCGATTTATACGAACGCGAACAAGTCACAGAAAAAATATTTTCACTAATTGAGTTAACACGGGAAACCCTTTTAATCTTGCCTGATATATTAGAGCGCGACGCCGGGTTAAATGTTAAGCAATTAAAAGCGGTACAAAAAACAGTCGATAAAAAATTGAAAGCACTAGAAAATTCGGTCAAGAAATTATGACCAAAACAATTTACGGCGATGTCAGCGATTTATTTAACGAGTGTTCGCAAGCGTTTAGGCCGCCGCAACGATTGAGCGTTGCGGAATCGTCAGAGCAATACGTAAAAGTTAACGGCGAAGAATGGTCGAACGAGGTCGCGCCGTATATGATCGAACCCGCAAACGCGACCGCATCCCGCGACTATGACGGGCTAGTATTTGTCGGCCCGGCGCGCTCAGCAAAAACACAAGGATTAATCGATAATTTAATTACATACGGCGTCGTGGTCGATCCGTCCTCAATGATGGTTTTAGGTCCGACCGAGGGTTTTATGTCCGATTGGTCAAAGGACCGACTCGAGAAAATAACCGAAGGAAACCCGGAAGTCACGGCGCGCATGTCATCGAGCAAGTCGAACAATGTTGTATATTACAAGCGATTCAAAAACGGTGCACGCGTCAAATTAGCATGGCCGACCGTCGGCGGTTTACGTGGTAAAGAATACAGGTTTATTTTGATGACAGAATACGACGACCCTGTTATGCACCAACGGTTAGACGGCGACTTATTCCAGTTAGGAAAAAAACGGACTTTGACTTTTATGTCGCGCGGTATGACAGTGGCCGAGAGTTCTCCCAACCGCGACAACGTCGATAGAAAATACAAAGCTAAAAGCGCTCATGATTGCCCGTCGGTCGGTGGTATTATGGACCTATACAAGCAAGGTACCAAAAAGCTTTGGTATGTGCCTTGCTTAGATTGCAATCATTATTTTATACCTGATTTCGAGCGGTTAGAATGGGTCGAAAGCGAGTCGATTTTAGAAAGCGCAGAAAGTGCTGTTTTAGTTTGTCCAGATTGTGGCCACGAACACGCGCACACTGAAAAGCGCGAAATGAATTTAGCCGGGCTATGGCTCAGCGAGGGCCAAAGCGTCACGGCGCGCGGTGATATTGTGGGCGATGAATTTAAAAGCGATACGGCGAGCTATTGGTTTAGGGGTGTTATGGCTGCTTTTCAAACCTGGCAAAGTCAGGTATTAGATTATTTAAATGGTTTAAAAAGGTTCGAGGAAACAGGCGACGAAATATTATTAAAAACGGCGGCTAATATTAATCGCGCAGAGGTTTACACGCGCCAGGCTTCAAAAGTCGAAATGTTGCCGGACGAATTCGAGGACCGCGCCGAAAGTTTAGGTGAAAAGGTTGTTCCGGCGGGCGTGTTATTTTTAATTATGTCGATTGATGTACAGGCTAATCGATTTGTTGTTCAAGTTAGCGGCTACGGCAAACACGGCGAATCGTGGGTAATTGATCGTTTTAGCCTTCGTGATTCTAACCGTAAGGGCGAGGACGGCGAAGCGTTGCCGATGAACCCGGCGAGTTATGCCGAAGATTGGGAATTATTAGAAAAAATTGCGTTAGGTAAACGCTACCCATTAGCCGAGGACCCCGCGCGCGAAATGGGCGCTAAGTTAACGCTGTGCGATAGTGGCGGTTATGCTAAGGATGCAAGCAAGGGCGAAACAGTGACCGAGAAAGCCTATAACTTTTACAGATCATTGCGCAAGCGCGGAAATCATAGAAATTTTTATTTAATAAAAGGCGGGTCCAGGAACGACGCGCCGCGTGTAAAAAAATCATTTCCCGACGCGCAAAAGAAAGACCGCCACGCAACGGCGCGCGGTGAAATTCCGGTTTATATGCTTAATTCAAATATGTTAAAGGATATGATACGAAACGATCTCGATCGACCAGAACCCGGCGGCGGATTTGTGCATTTTCCTGATTGGTTGCCGACGTGGTTTTATAATGAGCTAACAGCGGAAACCCGCACGCCGACGGGATGGAAAAAGAACGGCAAACAACCCAATGAGGCTTTCGACCTTTTATATTATTGTAAGGCCGGTTATTTAATATTGAATTGTGAACGTATTGACTGGGATTTGCCGCCGAAGTGGGCCGGGCATTATAGCGAAAATCCTTTCGTTTATCTTGTCGGTGAAGAAAACGAGAAAAAAGAAAAGCCAAAAAAACGGCGTCGTAATTATGCGGATATTGCAAAGCGTTTGAATTGATGTAATACTTTAAAAAATTTATCAGGTTTTAAAAATGGCTTGTGATCCGAACGAGTGCAGCGAATTATTGCCAGGCTTAAAAGCGGCTTATTATGCTTTGCTCAGCGGCGAGCGTAAAACCTCTTTTAAATACCGTGAGCGGACGATTACTTATCAGTCAGCGTCGCCGGTTATTATGGCAGAATTAAAAAGCGAAATTATGCGGTTGGAAACAAAGTGCGGTTGCTCTAGTAATGGCCGCCGCAAGCCTTTGCGGTTAGGTCGTGCGCATCATAGGCGGTGCTGTTAAATGACTAAGATTTTAACACGTAAAAACCGCTCGAGGCAGATTGATAAAGCCGAACAGCGTGCGCATAAAAAAGAAATAAAAGCATATTTCCGCGCCGGTGATCCTCTCGAAAAAACTATGTCAGATTGGCGGCCACGGTTGCAAAGTGTCGACCAGGATTTAAACAAATATCGCGGCGGCATGATAGCGAGAACGCGTGACCTTATTCGGAACAATGGTTATGCGCAATCGACGGTTTATTCATTTCTCGATAACGTCGTCGGTCACTTTTTTAACTTACAACCTAAACCGAGCTATTTATTATTAGATCGTGATTTTAAATGGTCCGCAGATTACGCCAAAATTTTAAAAGCGCGTTGGTCGGCCTGGGCTAATAGCACTTATTGCTATGCGGATTATTACGACGATTCAAGTTTTGTTCAATTACTTAGACAAGCAACATATAATTATATTGTTGACGGTGAATGCTTGGGTATAATTCGATATCGAGCCGGGGCCGGTCGCTATAGGCTCAAGCTGCAATTGATATCACCTGAAAGGCTCAGCACGCCGGACGCCGAACGGTCAAACCCGGACGTCGTGGACGGTGTTAAAACGGATAAAAACGGGCGCGTCGTCGGTTATTATATTTGCGATAAGCATCCCAATGACCCCGGCACAAAAACATGGAAATTTATATCGAAGCGGTCCACTACCGGGCGAAAGCAGGTTATCCACTTATTCGATAAAGAGCGACCCGGACAAAAGCGCGGACGGTCAATATTCGCGCCGGTTATTCAGCAATTCAAATTGCTAGATGATTATAAAATCACAGAAAACGAACGAGCTATCGCGCAAGCTATGTTCGCGGCGGTGATTAGTTCGGACATGCCGAGCGCGGATGCTTTCGCGGCTTTAGGTGGTGAGTTAGACGACGACGAAGAATTGTCGCCAATGGAACATTACGTGGGAATGCAGGCCGACTTTAAAGACTCTAGCGGCGGGCTTGCTATCAATGGTTCTAAGGTTGCGCACCTTGCGACAAACGAAAGCCTGGATATAATTAAAAGCGATTCGCCAAACACAGCATACGGTCAATTTGTCGATGCAAACGTTCGCGAAGTTGCGAGCGGTACGGGTTTGAGTTACGAACAAACCTCAAAGGATTATAGCAAGACGACATACAGCAGCGCACGAACGGCAATGATCGAAACCGCAAAGCGATTTAATACAATGCGCAGCGATTGCCCGCAAAAGTTGGCAAATGAAATTTACGCGTTATGGTTAGAAGAAGATTTAGAGCTTGTCAGTGGCTACCCGGACGCGACCGTCGAACGCTTCGCAACATTTCCGGCGGCTTGGGTCGGTGCTGCATGGTTATCACCGGGTAAAGGCGAAATCGATCCGTTGAAACAATCGCAGGCAAGCGCCAATAATTTAAAAATCGGTCGTACTACGCATGCAGACGAAGCCGCCGACATCGGCAAAGATTACGACGACGTGTTAGAACAGCGGGCCTATGAAAACGAGCAAATGCGGGCTTTAAGTTTAACCGATGAGCCTATCGAAGAAAATAACATAACGGATAATGATAATGAATAACATCGAAGGTAATGCGCCCCAGTTTGTAAAAAATATGGCAGGCGAGGCACAATTAAATATTTATGATGAGATTGGTTTTTGGGGCGTTGATCAAAACGATTTTCAACAAGAGCTATCAGCATTAAACGGCGAGCCTTTGACGGTCCGCATATCGAGCAACGGCGGAAGCGTGCAAGACGCTATAGCAATGTATAACATGTTAAAAGATTACGACGGGACCGTCACAACGATAAACGACTCGATCGCGGCAAGTGCGGCGACTATGATCTATTTAGCCGGGGACGTGCGCAAAGCGTCGGCTATTAGTTCATTTATGACACATAAGCCGATGTCTAGTTTTTACGGTAACACGGACGAGCTAGTCGAGTTTAATGCGATGTTAGAGCATTTTAATAATATTATACTAAACTCCTATATAGCGGGCGGCATTGATGAAGAAACCGCTAAAACATTAATCGATAGCGGCGACTATTGGTTCAACGGCGAAGCGGCTTTCGATATGGGTTTTGTTAATGATTTAACAGACGATCAGCCAGTGGAAAATAACGTCGATTTAACAAAATTTGCAAATGTACCCGACTTTGTGTTAAATAGTAGTCTCAAAGATAAAAAACCGATCGTTGCGCAAAAAAGCAAGCCGGTCGAAAAAACAATTAATCAAGAGGTTAAGAAAATGGCTGATGAAAAAACGGTCGAAGATGCAAAGCGCGAAGGATTCGCGGAAGCGGTTAAGCGTATCAACGCTGTTAATGCTTTAGATAGTCGAAAAGGCCGCGAGGCTTTGGCCGATCAGCTAGTCGCAAACGCTGCATTGAGTGTTGAGGATATCGACGCCGCTTTGCAAACTGTACCCGCTGCGCAAGCCGCGCCGGTGCTTAATTTAAATGATGACCTGGGCGATTTATCCGGCGATAATGCCGATGTTGAAGAACCCGTAAACCGTGTGGCAAATTTTGCCGCGTCACTAGGCAAAGGAGCTTAAATCATGGCAGATAATTGTTGTTTACCAGGTTCGCGCGAAGAAATTTGTGAGCGCGATAACTTAATTGGTGATTGCACGGTACGAACTCAGCCTTTCACATTGCAGGCCGGGACATACACAAAAGGCGACGTTCTTTTTTTAACGGGTGTCGATGACCAGTTAGTAAATTTTGCAACGGACCCAGGCGGTTCAACCGACGAAAACGCCATGGCGATAATGCCTTTTGATGTCGTTTTGGCCGATGTTGACAGTATGGCAGTTTATGTCGGCGGTGAATTTAATCAGGATAAAATTATCGGTTTTACCGATATCGCAGCGGTTAAAATCGCACTATCCTCGCGTAATATTCGCATCCGTAAATTTTATTAATAAGGAAAATAAATAATGTCGATTATTTACGAAACAGACGAATTGCGCCCGATGGTGCGAATTGCTCAGCCTAACACGCAATTTTTATTAAATGCCTTTTTTGCGCCGATCGTAGAATTTGAGGACGAGTATATCACTTTCGACGTGATGAACACAAAGCGCAAGTTAGCGCCTTTTGTGTCGCCGTGTACAGCGGGCAAGCCTCGTAAAGACGAAGGTTTTACCACTAAGTCATTTAAACCGCCTTATGTTAAGCCTAAGTCACATGTTAAACCTTGTCGTGCTATTAAGCGTGCGCCAGGTGAGGCAATCGGCGGCTCTTTAAGTGCGGACGAACGATTTAATCGTGCTTTAGCTGAAGAGTTAGCGAACCACGCGAACGAGATCGACGCGCGCCTCGAATGGATGGCCGCTAAGTGTTTGGTGCAGGGTAAATTTACCGTTACCGGTGAGGACGTGCCAGAAACCGAGATTAATTACGGTCGTGACGCAAGCTTAGAGACTACCGCCGAGGATTGGAGCGACCCAACAGCAGACATTCAAAGCGACATCGAAGCTGTTAGTGGTAACATTCTTAATTTAATTGGTGCGGGTGCTACTGATTTGGTAATGGACCCCAAAGCTTTCGAGCTTTTCCGTAAAAATAACGATGTAAAAGAGTTGTTAGATTTGCGTAATGGTGGAATTGATGACCTAAACATTGCGCCGGAAGTTGGCGCGCGCTCATTCTATAAAGGGATGTACGGTTCATTGCGTTTGTGGGTTTATAACGATGTTTATGTCGACGATGACGACAACGCACAGCAATTTATCCCAGAGTACACCGTGCTTGTAATTGCGAACGGTCCGCAAGGTTTGGAAGGGTATCAAGCTTTTGGTATGATCCAGGACGTTGAAAGCTTGCAACCTCAAGACATCTTTACAAAAATGTGGCCCGAAAAGGACCCGTCCGGCATGTGCGTTCTTTCGCAAAGCGCCGGGATAGTCATTCCTTCTCGCATTAATGCAGTGGGTTACATTGATGTAACGCCGGTCGGTTAATAATAACCGTTCTTTAAAACCTAAAGGGGCGGCTATTGTCGCCCTTTTTTTTTGAAAATCTAAGGGTTTTTTATGGCCTCGAATACTTATGACATAAACCCGTCGACGTGGGTTAAAGTTGCGACGGGTTCTTGTATGGTTGACACCGCGCACCATTGTCGAGCGGCAAAAGTTACAACGCAGCAAACAGGCACGCCCGATCCAGACACTAAAGCATTCCATACATTAAGCACG